ACGTCAATCTCCGCAGGCGGCTGGATCGGCTGCCCCGTCGCTGGCGTGAGATTGAATGCCATGATCAGACCAGAGCTATCGTCACCGTGTCGGCGTTCTCCCCGGTGCCGCGGCTGATGTCCCAGTCGGGGCCTTGGAAGTCGAGAACGGTGATGCCTTCGCCCAGGCTCACACCGTTCACGCGGATGTCCAGGAACTGCGGGAAGCGCTGAGGGGCCTTCGGTGGCGCCCCGGCCGAACTGGCTGGGGTGAGACTGAAATTCGACATGCCTATCTCCTGGTCATATGGCCTGGCGGCCGGTGCGGATGCGCGCCGTCCTGGGCCCGTTGCTGCCGCTCGGAAGCGCTCCAGCATTGTAGCTAGACCCGGCGGCTGCGATCCCGTCGTAGACGCTCAACTCGAACGCGCGCCATTGGCGCTTGGATTCGGCCTGGTCGCGGTACTTCGTGCCGGGAAGGTCCAACAGGTAGCCCAGCGCGCCGGCTCGGAATGCGTACTCCCAGCGCTGCACCAGCGCCTCGTCGATCTGGTTTGATCCGCGCGCCGGCATCAGCACCAAGCCAACGGTTAGGTCGTAGGCTGCGTCAGGCTTCGGGTGCACGGCAAACTGCGCCATCGGGTTGAACTGGTAGACCTCGGGTTGACCCGCGTCAAGGTTGGCGTCCCACAGGTTTGATGCCTGCTCGGTCATTGGGCGCCATTCTCCATTTGTTGATCGAATGCTAATGCCGCTGATGCCAGCAATCTCGCTGAAGGTGTCGCTTCCAAGATTGATCGCGTCGTGGTAGCGCGCGCGCTGGATTTTGTAGGGCTGGGCGGCCAGCGTCGTCCCGGCATACGGAGCCGTCAGCACCAGTGACGTGTTGCTCGCAACACTCAGAACCTCGTAGCTCACGCCGTTTGGGCCAATGAACACATCAGGCGGCTGGATCTGGTTCACTCCCGTGCTGATGGCCGTGTTCCACGTCGTGCCTGCGCCCGTCACGGTTGCGCTGCCGTTTGTCACGGTCACGGTGCCGGTGGTGTAGTCGCTGGTCACCGGCGCCACGGTGCTGCCCAGCAGGCTCGAACGCAGCCATCGCGTATCTTTGCACCACATGCGCGCGGCATCAATGAATGCCGACACCATCACAGTGTTGTGGCAGCCGCGGACCTTGGTGTGAATTGGTCCAAGAAGGTCGTATATGGCGACGTTGCTCACGTTGGGCCTTTCGTGCCTACTTGGGCGCTGATGGCAACCTGGGATTGCGAGCTTACGCCCAGCAGATTCATGGCGCGGTCCATGTAATAGCTTGTCTTGCTCAGGTCCTTGCGCGTGGTGTCCTCTGCGTAGGCAAAAGAGCACACGATGTCGATCAACACCTGTTCGTACATATCGTTCACGTTGATCGGGCCGCTTACGGCGGCGATTGCGGCTGGCGTCGCGCCGTACAAGCAGTCAATCTCGCCAGTCCCGCTGTTCGGCGGGAACACTTCGAATTGGTTTGGGTTGCGCGGGTCGGTGGTCCAGTGTTGGACCTCTTGCTCCTGCGTCGCGGCCGGGTAGTAGATTGATGCAGCATCCTGCAACTCGGCGTCAACTTGGGAAATGCGCCGCTTTTGGCCGACTGCGTTTGCATAGACCTGAATCATGCCAACGGCGTTTGCTGGCAAGGTCTGCACATAGCCGGCCACAAGAGGTAGGCTGGTGTCGCGCACCGGGTTAACGTCATGCTTGACCATCACCATCAGTCGCTCGGCCCGATTGATCATTGACAAGAGCGTCGCATCAAGCCACGTCACGCCTGGAGACGGGTCCAGAAGAACCCGCCGCACGCTGGTGATGATCGCGCTGGCAAGGATCGTTCCCATGGGTCAGGCCGGCTTTGATGCTGCGGCTTCTGATTCCTGCTGCTCGATGAACCGCGCGCGCAAGTTTGCGGCGGAAAGGTTCGCGTGCAGCTTGTACCCGCGCGCCAGGCCCTCTTTGCGGACCGCATCGTCAGGCATTGGCTCCAGTTGCTCGGGGGTTACGATTGCCCGCTTTGCGTCGGCCTGAAATTGGGCGGGCCCTGCGGGTTCATCTGGTTGACCCTTGTCGCTTGACGCAAGCGCGTACACGTCCGCATGAACTGCAAACCTCGGCCAGAGGTCCTCTGGAACCTGTTTCACGTCGCCTTTGTGCAGCCAAACGATGCCCGTGCCATAGATGGCGTCTTGGAAGTTCTTTCGGTCAGCCACCAGCGCTACTGAAACGGTCGCTTTTGTCATTCGTATCTCCTGTGCCTGTGATGGAAAGCCTGGCGGTTTGTGGCCGCCAGGCTTTGGTCTTGCTTCGCTGGGTCGTTACGCGATCTGGCCCAGGCCGTTCAGGCTCGAACCTTCGGTGCCGATCATGTTGCCCGTTGCCGTGAGGTAAATCAAGGCATTACCGCCGCCGGCCAGCGTGCCGCCAGTCGTCAGGGTCAAGCGCAAGATCGTATCAATCTCGAACTTGATTGGGGCAAACGCGAACTGGATCACCCCGACGGCACTTGACCGAAGCGCGGTGTTTGCGCTTGGGATGAAGTAGCCAGGAACTGCGGTCATCGTGTCGATCGCGTTCTTCTTGAGGTAACCCATTGTGAACACCGATGCGGCGCCGCTGTCGATCGCAACCGGGACCTTGAGGGCCAGGTCAGTCAACAGAAGGCCTCCAGGCACGTACCAGCTGAACGTGTCGGAAGTCGCCAGCGCCGCCACACGAACACCGTCTTGAATCACGACTGCCCGGCCATCGGGCACCATCATTCTCGGGCGGGTGTAGTTTGTCGAAAAAAAGTCAGCCATTGTTTTTCCTTGGAAGTTGAGGGTTTGGTCAAGGCATTAGTTCGGGCGACGGCGCACAACGCTGTCGATGACTGCCACGCCGAAGTCGGTCGGTTCGTTGTTGCCGAGACCGTCCGGGAAGTTCCAACGCAACTTCGCCTCGCTGCCCATGAGCTCGCCAGCAAACTCGTGGTTTCTGCCAAAGTTGTCGGTGTGCTTTTCGAGCAAGTGGTACGTCTCTTGCGACATTTTGTTGCCGCCAGAAACAACCGCCAGCGCCTGTGCTCCCAAGAAGATCGAGCGCGAAACGGCGTGCGTGGTGCTCAGGCCTGCCGCGACGGTAACGTTGGTCTCCGTTGCCGTCAGGCGGTTGCCGACGGTGACGTGAGGAACGGTATCGTTTGCGCCGAACCGGATTGGGAAGTTCATCCTGCGGATGAGGATGTCGTTCCACAGCATCACTTGGCCACTGAACAAGGGATGCGCGCGCAGGTTGCCGTAGTCAGCCCGACGGAGTGCATCGGCCTCCCACTTGCGGATGTTGCTCGCGGCCGTGGTGTCGGTGACAAAGTTGTCCCACACGAGTTGGTCCATGAACAGAACGCCCTTGATAGGCGCGTCGCCTGCGGCCGGGTCGCCGGGGATCTTGATTGGCAGCATGCGGATGGTCATTTCGGACCAGATTGCTGCGAACTCATCGACCACCGACAGGCGCATCACGTCAGTCGTGAGAACCGATGCCAGCTGCGCGCCACCCTGCACTAGCGTACCGCCAGCAGAGACAACAAAGTGACGGTTGTACGTCGGCGCGCGTACCGGGTTGACCATCTGAAGCGCCAAGGTTGGCGCAGCGACGCCTCCCACATCTGGCGCGAGAACCCAGTCAACACCGACGTTTGACCCGCGCGCGCCGGCCATGTGCACCAGGCTGCGCTGCCAGCGGAATCGCGGCATCACGTCCGAAAGCTCCTTGATGGCGCGCTTGCGCAAGTCGTGAACGGTGCGCTGTTGGCTCATTGCGCCGCCAGCGGAAACGGGCAGGGTTGCCATGTTCAACACCAGTTCCTGGGTGCTGTAGTTCAGGTCCGGCCCGCGACCTTCGGCGTTTTCATCGCCCATGATGGCGACGAACTGAGAGATTTGCGCGCAGTCAACCTGCACGCGGTCTCCAGCGGTTTTGGTGAGCTCATCAACGCGAACGACCGGCATCCAGTTGCTGGATTGCTGGCTCGACTTGCGAAGCGTCTCGTCCTCGGTCGGCATTGGGCCGGTCAAGGACTTCAGGGGCGTGGGCTCTCGGCCGCACATATAGGAAAGGGTTTCCGACCAGCTTTTCTTTGTAACTGGGTTGTTGGTTCCGATGTTCGTGGTCATGTCAGGGCTTTCTGATTACTCGGGTAGGCCCGCCAGGATTTGGTCGTTGGACATCTGATCCCATGCGGCGCGCTTCGAGCTGATTTGAGTGGGTGGAGTCCGGCCGCGCAGATCGTCGACCGAAAGCGGCGCCGCCGCAGCCTTGTCGATGATCTTGCGCGCGTCTTCCGCGGTTGGTTTTGCTGGTGGAGCGGGCGTAGCAGGTGGCGCTGGCGCGGCGATGCCGTGCTGGGCCTTCACGAGTTGGACGGCGGCGACAAGGCGCGCTGGTACGCTTTCCCTGCCCTTGCCTTTCCATTCCGGGGTGGTGCGCAAGAACGCATCAGCGTTCGTTACGGCTTCCCACTTGTCTGCATGCTCTGGAGATTGGTGCCACTCGAACAGATCCGGGTTGTCCTCGACCAGCGACTTGACCTCTGGGGGCAGTGGCTGGGGCTCGAACTCGGTGAACTCGTTTGCAGGTGCCGGCGGCGGTTTGGCCGCGAGTGATTGCTTTGCCTTCTCGATGAATCGCGCCACCTTCGGACTGAATTCCTTCAGGTCCTCCATGGTTTGGTCATCAATTTCGCCGTCCTCGGCTTCGGCGGCGGGCGCCTTGGCTCTGAGTGCTTCGTTCTCTGCCTTGAGTCTTGCAATCTCTCGCTGATTACGCTCCTCCTCCTTGCGAAGGGCTCGCACAATGCGGCGATCATGGCTGCTCAGGCTGGCATCGTCTTCTGGCTTGACCGCTGCGACAGGAGTCGGAACTACTGGCGTTGTTGCGGTCGACTCGGCAGGCGCCGGCTTCGCGCTTGGTGCGGGGCCTTGAACTGAAACCACAACGGGATCATCCTCCTCCAATTCTGGGGGATGGTTGAGGTCAATAAGTTCGTCGAAGGTCATCTCACTTTTCGGCTTGTCCAATCTCACTCTCCACGCCAATTGATCGCTGGCTGCGAGGCTTTCGCCCTATCCCTGAATCACGAAACACCTTCTGGGAAAACAAAGGGTTCGGCCGTGCCACCTTGGTACACCCACCTGCTCGGTTTGCTTTTCGCTGGAGGGGCTGATGGCGCGATTATGTAGCATGCGCCGAAAACCGGGTTTCCAAGTTATGCCGCGGCTTCCGCCATGGCTTCCTCTATAAGCCTTGCGCGCTCTGCTTCGGGATCATTTGCGGCGGTCTTTGGTTGATCCTGCTGCAGCGATGCGGCGGCCATGTCGTGGCCAAGCTGCACAACCTTGGCTTGGTTCAGCTCAGTCTTGGATCGCGTCTCTTGGACCTTGGCGGCCTTGTCTTCCATTTCCAAGCCCATCACCATTTCCTTGACTTGCGCGTCCTTGGCGGCCTGAGCCTGCTGCTGCTGCTCCATTTCGGCCTGCTTTTGCTTGTCGCCGGCGGTTGGCATGCCAAATGCTCGGCGAACGTCGTCCGCACGCTCCATTCGGTCCGATAGGTCCGTCATTTCGATGAAGCCTGGCACCATCACGCCCGCGGCTTGCGGGCTGGCCTGGGCAATCGCCTGAATAACGCTTGCCACCTGCTGCTGCTGCATCATGCGGTAGCTCGGGGTGTTGGGGATGTCGCCCATGCCTACGCGCACAGCCGCATCGGGCACGTTGTTGACAATCGTTCCGTCTGGGCCTGGGATGTTGAGCATGACCTTGCGGCGCGTTGACCCGCGGCCAATCTTGACCACGAGACCGGCCTTTTTGTGGTCCTCAATCAGCTGGTCCAACAGAATCTCGTGAACCAGCGCCCGACTGTCGCGGTAGTTGTCGTTCAGATCGCCCATGGCAACGGCGCCCTGCTCGATCAGCAGGCTGTTTGCAATGCCGCTGGTAACTCCCGACTGAGCTTGGCCGAGCTGGCTGCCGTAAACGCCAGGCACGTCCTGTATCAGCTGCTTGGCGTCCTGCATGACATCAATTTGCTCCCGCTGCATTGACAGGTTGTTCTCAACCCTGAAAGCCTGGGCGCCTGCATTGGTCCGGTTTGCGTTGAGGACAACGGTCAAGTCCGGTCGCATGATTGCGTCGGCGATGTCGACCAAGCTGTTGCTTTCCTTGTGCAGCGCGTCATGGTCCATGATGATCTGCCGAGCGCGGAGCATCCAGTTGATGCGAAGCCTGCGAGCGTTGTACTCGTCTTGCGGTCCAAGCATGCCGCGGCCAACCCCGTATGGCGCGCGGTCTTCATCGTCTCGGTAGCCGAAGAACGGCACATATGGGAAGTTTCGGCGGGTTGTCCCGACGTCTTGCAGTCGATGCGGGCCGGCGAACAGCGCGACGCGGACCTGGGATGTCGTGGTGCGCCTAATCTCTGCGCCTCCAACCACTGCCGCGATGTGCGCTTGGTTGGTTTCGTCGTAGATCATCCAGCGCGTCGGGTTGACGCGGAAAACCACGGCCACAGCTGGCACGCGATACCATACCTCGTACATCATGATCCGGCGCCGCCCGGAGTCAAACCACTCGTTTCGGCTTCTGGTGCGGCTGTAGCGTCGGAAGTCGCTGAAGGCCTCGACGCGCTCAATGTCGTAGTCGGTGGTGTCGATGCCGAAGTGATTCCACCCGTTGGCAGCGTTGCGCAGCACTTGCCGGTGTTGTGGCATCACAGCCTCAAGTTCATCAAGGTCCGCCCACTCCTTGTGAGCCAGCCATCGAGCGTCACGAATCAACGGGTCCTGAGCTTCCCAGTCCCACCAGATTTTGCGGCGGTCGATCACACGGCAACGGTGCGGGTAGTTGAGAGGGTCCTGGTCTCTGTCAACCTTCACCCAGCCAAGACCCGGACCAACCTGGCCTGCGTAGGCGCCCGAAACCGCCATGTCCACTTTGGCCTCGCGCCTGGCCTCCTTCATGGCCATGTTCATGACTTCGCACACCTCATCATCGTCTTCGTCGTCTGCCTCAACCTTCACGTCCGTTCGGCTCTTTGCCTCTTGGCCCAGGATTCCGCGAATTACTCGGCCAATCAGGTTTGTGGGCTTGATGTCGGTCAAGCCTTCCGCGCGCAGTGCAATCTCTTGCTCTGGCGTGAACTGCTTGCCGTCAATGTAGGCACACACCGTGTCGGCCTCGTGGCGCCAGTAGTTCGGCTGGTTCTCGCAGTCGCTGACCATGCGCTCCAGGGCGACGATGTTCCAGCCCTTCTTTGCGTGGTCCCGGTCCAGATCCTCGTCTGGGGTCTGCGAGGCGGCCATTGGCTTGATGCCGCTTGGCTCGTCGGCGAGCATCTTTCCGGGCAAGGTGTTCATCGTGCGTACCCCATTTTTCTGCGAAAGGCGGCGAAGTCATCGCCAGAACCGGCTGTCGCCGCCCGGCTGAACGTTAGAGCAAGGGCGTCGGCATCGTCCGGCGATCTTAGCCCGCGCGCCTTCATTGCTTCCTTTGATTCCAACTTGATGCGGCGCTTTGAGTCGTAGCTGTACTGAACGCTCGTGAGTTGCGCCGCCAGGTTGTCGTCATCGTCGATGCTTGCGGGATGGTCGTCCAGCCAATCCTTCATTTCGCCCCAAATTTCGTCTCTGGCAATGACGTACCGCTGTGTGTCGCGCGCCGCGCCGCCAAAGTGAACCCGAACCACTGGGTAGCCTTCTTCTGTGAGTCGATCTGCTACGCCGCTTCCTATCCCGGTTGAGTCAACCGCGATCAGGTCCGGCCGCTTTTCCTTGGGAAGCTTGTCGATCATCACGCCGACCTTGCCGACGGTTTCCATCGTGCCCAGGCCGTTCCAGCTGCCGAGCTTCTTCGCAACCCGCCCTTGGCGCTCGTACAGCGCGGTGTCATCGTCGCCGTACTCTGCAGGGTCAAGCCCCCAGATGCGGGGCCCGACCGCCTCGACGTTGCGGGATCTGCGCGCGATCGAAACCGCCGCGGCCTTTATCAGCGACTTTGGCGAGCTCGAAGCAAAAGCCAGCTCTGCGCTGGCGGGGTACTCTTGGTCGAACAGACTGGTGTCGCCCCGAAAGTCCGTATCGATCTTGTTCTGTCGCCAGGCCATCTGGCCAAGAGTTAGCCCGACACCTGGCGGGCCGTAAGCCTCTCGGTACTCCGACTCCTCGACTGAGCACTCGAAGTCTGCAGGGGCGGCGCGCGTGTACTCACGCTGCCAAAACCACGGGATGAAGATCGGCATGAACTCCGATCTGCCGCGCGTCGCCATTGTCCAGAGCTCGTGGAACACGTTGGCGGTGCCGTTGGCCGTGCTCTCGAAGACGATTTCCGTTTGCGGCGCGTCGGGTACAACCTGCCCGAGACCAGCAAGGTGATCCGCCGCATTGGCCCAAAATCCGACCTCGCTGTTGTGCGTCGCGCCGTGCAGGATGCAATAGGAGTGGTCGTCGTGGCCGATCTCGAACTCGTAAACCTGCCGCTCGCCGGCCTCGGAGATATCGACCACCGGCACCCATGCGTAGCCAGATCTGATTTTGGCTCCAGCCCGCAGGCGGTCGGCGCGCTGACGCTCGACGAAGGGCTTGTCGCACAGCCTGGACAGGCCTTCCACCCCATCGCCGCACAAGCGAAGCATCCATGCCTCCTTCTCGTCACGGCCGTGCCGGATGCCGGCCGACTTGTACTCGACGCCGGCCCAGCCGAAGCCAAGCGAGGCAATCGCGTCGCGCATCCCGATGGTCAGTGCGCTGCGGATGCTAGTGGCGCTGATGCGGCGGTCGCGGGTGGCGCTGAAATGCCCGTCGCCGCACAGGTAGCCGCGCACCATGCCTTGCACAAACTCGCGCGGCGCGGCGCGCCACCATGCCGGCAAGCGCTTTTGGTCTTTCTCACCGCACCACTCCAGCATGCGGGTTGCCAGCGCCTTGCCGTAGGCCTCGATGGTGACGCTTTTGCTGCCCTCGCGCGGCCGAATGCTCAGTGACGCAAAGAGCGGCGCCAGCGCCTCGACCCAGATCGCGTTGCGCTCGACCTCGGCCTCGTGCATCGTGAACACCACGCAGCTGGGCACGCCGGTCTTCCATTGTTTGCTGACGCATCCCTCGGCGAGATACAGGCCGATCAGCAGGCCGAGCGCTTCGTCGGCGGCCACGCTGTTCGGCGCGCGGTGCTCGGCGCCGCCGCCCTGCGTGCGCTGCGCCAGCGGGATGGCGAAAGGCAGCGTCATCGGCGCGTCGCCCAACTCAGCCACCGGGTAGCCAATGCGGTCGCCGACACGCAGGAAGCCGCCTTCGACCCAGCCGCGCTCGGTCCAGAATTTGTGCTCGCGCGAACACACCAGCGGGAAGTCGCGCAAGCCACGCATCACGACCTCGATGCAGCCCTTGGTCTGTGTTGATCGGAATGTGATCGGCGCTGGCTTACCGGTGTGCGTGCGCACGGTGTCGCCAGGTTGCATCGTCTCGATCAGGCGCAACCGGCCAGTGATGCCGTCAACCACCGGCGTGCCTGCGGCAAGGCATCCGTGCAGATACTGCGCCGTGCCAGATCGTCCAGTGTCTTTGCTGCCTGCGGTGGCCACGGCATAGCTGCTGTCCAGGCCGTCGAATACCAGCTCCTTGGCGTTGGACTTGCCCAGGTGCGGCCGGATCTTCGGCGGGGCGTGCTGCCAAAACCTCTCGACCATGCCGAACAGGTTGTCGGTGGCCGGCTGCTCGTGGGTCAGGATGTAGGCCTTGGCTCCACGTCTGTGCGTCAGCTTCCAGTAGAACCGGCCCTCGGTGTAGGTGCTCACGCCCTGCTGTCGCCCCTTCAGGACGATCGCCCGAACGCGCCCGCGCTCACTTAGCTGGCGCTCGACCATGCGGTGCATGTGCGCCTGCGCTTCATTCATCAGCAAAGGGACCGGGGCTCCGCCCGACTTTGGCCGAATGCGAAGGATGTCCTGCGCATAGGCATTGAAGTCGCCCATGAGCTCGGCCAGGATTGCGGCCTTTTGGTCCAGCGTGATGGGCGCGTTCAAACCTTCCCCGCTCCAGCATCGCGGCGCGCATTGGCGCGGTCTAAGAGGGCTTCGTAAGAGTCAACCTCATCGACGTTCTTTTGGTCGTCCAGGCCATAAGCCGCCTGCTCCCCGCGCTGACGAATCATCGTCATTTCAGCGCTGATCTTGGCCTTCTTGCCTTGCTCGAAATCGTCTTCGATCGCCGACAGCGGGAACAATATGCGGTGCTCTTCCCAATCGTTGCGGTGCGTCTCGATGATGCTGGCCCGAACATCGACGGCGAGATCGGTGGCTGTTTTAGTGTTCCCGGACGAAACTTGAAGTTTCGCCGTAACTTTCTCGTCGGCTTGAAGTTGCGCCTTCTGCGCAATGGCGCGAAGCGATTTGACCCGCTGCCAACCGTCCTTCGCTGCCTGCTTAGAGGCTGCTACGCGGGACACACCCAAGGATTGGCCAATGGTCTCGAAGTTCTCCTTTGGATCTGCCTCCCAGCGCTTGCGAGCGTTTGCCCATGCGTCTTTGTTTGGCCGGGCTTTGCTCATGGCTTTTGCTCCCGCCTTCTCTCGCGGCTGGCGCGCATGCGAAGGGCGACGGCGCTTGGGTTGTTGCCTTTGGGTCGGCCCGGCCTTGCTGGGGGGTTTGTTACGCTGGGAGCCGAGTTTGTTACGGCTCGCGGCGAGTTTGTTACAGGCGCTGACTGAGGGTCGGCTGGCTGTTTCTCGGCGGCGACCGCGGCGATGC